TCGACAGTTATGCGCTGAGAGAGGCCGAAGAGGCCTATGACACCGCCGCCAACTCGCTCGTCGCTCTGCATCGGCACGCCGAAGAGGCAGGCCTGATGCAGGAACTGGCCGACTTCCTGACCGCCAGCTACGGGGGCTGACATGCAGGTGATCGACGATTGGCAGACGCTGCGCGACAACCTGAACCACGTCCTGATCGCGCGCGACACGATGCGCAACCGCAGCATCCCGCAACACCGGCGCGATCAGGCCACGGCGGCCTATAGCCGCGGGGTGGATCGCATCGTCGATGCGCTGACCGCCCTGCAGGAACAGCCGATTGTCGCGGGCAGCATGGCGCCCTCTGCGCTGGATCAGCTGGGCGCGGTGCTGGCCACCATCGTTCAGGCCGAAGAACAGCTGCGGAGGGTGCGGTGAGCCGGATGTATGGCGATACGCAGCGGCCGCAGTTTTCGGTGGCCCGGGTGCGCGGCAGCTACCGCGTGATTGACCCGGCGGGCCAGATCGTGGGCGGAGCGTATCGCGATCACAGCAGCGCCCTGACCCAGCGGGATCGGCTGCAGGCCGAGGCCGACCACAAGGCCAAGCGAATGACGCGCCACTGCCTGTGCTGCGCCAACCCGTTCGAAAGCGAGGGCATCCATAACCGCCTCTGCAAACGGTGTGCCTGCCGTGACGACAGGGGGGCCATGGCGATCCCTGCCCGATCCACCGCGAAAATCCGCCGCGCCGCCCAGGCGTGACCCTGCATTGAACAAGACCTGAAAGCCGCTTTTAACCGCCATGAAACGCTGGATGACCATCGCAGAGATTGCAGAAGCGGCCCTGCCCGGGATGCCCGGCAGTGCACGCGGCATCGCCAAGCGGGCAGCAGCAGAGGGCTGGGCGAAGAAGAAAACCGCCGTGCGCCAGCGCTCCGGGCGCGGAGGCGGTCTGGAGTTTTCGATCGAGTTGCTGCCGGAAGAGGCGCGGGCCACCCTGCTGCAGCGCGGGGTATCGGCGGGCGAGGCCGCGCCGGTGATCCCGCTGCGCCGCGAAGACACACTTTCCGGCGCAGAGCGGCAGCGGCGTGATGCGCGCCTGTTCGTGCTGGGGGCGTTTGAACAGTTCATTCAGGCTAACAGTTTGACGGTTGGCGATGGGGCGGTGTTGTTCACACAGGCATGGACGGCAAATGCCATCCATGCACCGGGCTGGGTATCCGAGCTTGTTCCCGGCCTATCGCGTCGAACGATTTATGCTTGGCGCGCGATCCGTCGCGACCAAGGCGATGATGCCCTCGGCCATGATGGCCGCGGCCGCCCTTCGGCCCTTGATTCTGATCAGCAGATGTTGGTGCTGGCGCACAAAGCGCGGCAGAGCTTTCTGTCGGCGGATCAGATTCGCGATGTGATTGCCGATCGGTTCGGGTCAGCACCCGCAGAACGCACGGTGCGCCGCCATGTGGCTGCTCTGGAATCCGGCCACCGCAATACCCTGATGGCGATCCGCGACCCGGATGGCTATCGGTCCAAGATCGAGGTGGCCGCCACCAATGCCACCTTTGCCGCCGGGCTGAACGATCTGTGGCAGATCGACGCCTCGCCCGCAGATGTGATGTTGCGCGGCAAGCGGCGGCATTCGGTCTACCTGTGCCTCGACATCTGGTCGCGCCGCGTGAAGATCCTCGTGACCCAGACACCACGCGCGGCGGCGGTGGCGATGCTCTTGCGCAAATGTATCCTTGATTGGGGCGTGCCTGCGCGCGTGAAAACCGACAACGGCAGCGACTTCGTGGCCAAAGCCTCGGTGCGGCTGCTGACCGCGCTGGGAATCGAACACGAAATCTCGCCGCCTTATGATCCGAAATCCAAAGGCAACGTCGAACGCGCCATTGGCACGTTCCAGCGCGGCCTGTCCATGTGCCCCGGCTTCATCGGGCACTCGGTCGCTGATCGCAAGGTGATCGAAAGCCGCAAGGCCTTTTCTAAACGTCTCGGGATGGCCGAAGAGGACGTCTTCGAGGTCGAGATGGATCTGACCGAGTTTCAGGGCTGGTGCGATAGCTGGTCGGATCGGATCTATGGGCAAAAGCGGCACAGCGCCATCCGCACCACGCCAATGCTCAAGGCGGCCAGCTGGTCGGGCCAGATCAAACGGCTGGGCCAGCCCGAGGCGCTGGATGTGCTGCTGGCCCCGGTGGCGGGCGGCAAGGGCGATGGTGTTCGCCGGGTGACCAAACAGGGTATCAAGATCGCCACCCAATATTACATGACCTCGGCCGCCCAGCCAGGTGCCGATGTCCTGGTGCGGATGGATCCAGTCGACCTCGGCCGCGCCATCGTCTTTGCACTGGATGGCGAGACATTTCTGGGCGAGGCGATCTGCGCCCCGCTGGCAGGGCTCGATCCGGTGGCGGTCGCCATGCAGGTCAAGGCTGCGCAAAAGGCACATGAGAAAGAGGCGACGGCGGTTATCCGAAAGGAAATGCGCAAGATCGGTCCGCGCGACGTGATGGAAGCGTCGCTGCGGCAGGCCGACAAACGCGCGGCCAGCGTGACCTATTTCGAACGCCCGGCAAGGCAATACTCCACCCCGGCGCTTGATGCTGCGGCCGAGGCGGCAAAGGCCCGATCCACCCCCGTGCGGGAATATAGCCCCGAGGAGGACCGGCGTGCGGCGGCGCCTGTTGTGCAGATCCCGGCCCGGGGCGCGCGGCGGGCACCGGCGCAGGACCAGGTGGGCGATTTCCGCCGCGCGGTGGAATTGGAACAGGCGCAACGCGATGGTCAGCCGGTCGCGGCGGCCGATGCGGCCTGGCTCGAATGGTATCGCACGCACCCCGACTACAAGGCCGGGATGATGATTTTCAAACAGGCCGGGCAGGCGATGTTCGGCTGAAAAGGTGCCGCCGGGGGTGTGCAAGACCCCGCGGCGGCGTGACGTGAAGCGAGGAAAATATGGCAGACGGAAGCAGGCATTACAACAACGTGGCGGCACTGCGCAACGTGATGGCGATGGTGTCGCTGGTGCAGCGGGTGCGCGACCGGGCCCCCACCTTGCCCGGCATGGCAGTGTTCTACGGCCCCTCGGGGTATGGCAAGACCACGGCAGCAACCTATGCGGCCAACACCTTCAACGCCTATTGCGTGCAGGCGCAATCGACCTGGACCAAGAAAAGCCTGTGCGAGGCGATCCTGATCGAACTCGGCCTGGAGGTGAAGGGGCGCGTCGATCAGATGGTGCGCAGCATCAGCCGCGAAATCGCGGCGACCGGGCGTCCGCTGCTGATCGACGAGGCCGACCATCTGGTTGCCCGGAACCTGATCGAACTGGTGCGTGACATCTATGAGGGGTCCGAGGCGACGATCATCCTGATCGGCGAAGAAGAGCTGCCGCGCAAGCTGATGCGCTGGGAACGGGTGCATGGCCGGATGCTGGCCTGGATCCCGGCTGAACCGGGCGCCATGTCCGACGTGGGGCAGTTGATGCGTATCTATTGCCCCGGGCTGGAAATCGACGAGGCGCTGCAGGCACGCCTGCTGGCCGAGTCCCGTCACTCGATCCGCCGCATCTGCGTCAACCTGGATGCCGTGCGGTTGCACGCCCTGCGGCTGGGCAAGGTGCGGATCACCGAGACCGACTGGGGCGATCAGCCGTTTTTCACCGGGCAGGCGCCGAACCCGCGGGGTTTCAAATGAGGCGGGCGGTCGATCAGATGGCAGCGGGCGGGATTGCCAACCCCCGGCAGGCGGTTTGGGATGCGATGCGCAGGCTGGCGGGAGAAGACCTTCAGGCCGGTTTCAGCCTTTCTGAAGTCGTCACGAAATCGGGTGTGCTGCGCAAGACGGCCAAGGATTACATCCTGTCGCTGGTGGCCGCGGGCTATCTGGAGGCCACGGCCGAGCCCGATGCCTGGCGCTTTGCCCGCGACGGCGGCGCCCATGCGCCGCGGGTCCGGCGTGATGGATCAGCCGTCACGCAAGGGGCGGGCGCTGTCAACTTGTGGCGCGCAATGCGGATGCTGCCCAAGTTCACCGCGCGGGATCTGGCCGCCCATTCCAACACCGAAACCGTCCGGGTGACCGAGGCCACGGCCCAGTCGTACTGCTCGATGCTGCTGGCCACCGGGTTCCTGCGGGTGGTGCAAAAAGCCGACCCGGTGCAGGACCGCACCGCAATCTACCGTCTGGTCAGGGATGACGGCCCGAAGCCGCCGATGATCCAGCGCGTGAAGCAGGTCTATGACCCGAACACCGGCAAGGTCTACCCGAAGGGTGGTGCCTGATGGCTGACTTCATCGCCATTGCCACCGCAGCCTGGGGCGACCCGCTGCCTGACTGGATCGCGCGGCTGGCGGTCGAATGCAACGAAGGCACCCAGCGGCGCGCGGCCGAACGGATCGGCTATTCGTCCGGGCTGGTCAGCCAGGTGCTGCGCAAGACCTATACCGGCAACCTTGAGGCCGTTGAAAGCGCGGTGCGCGGCGCCTGGCTGGGCAGCACCGTGCAATGCCCCGTCATGGGCACCATCCCGACCGACACCTGTCTGTCGTGGCGGCGCAAGGCCAAGATCTTTGCCGCGACCAACTCTCACCGGGTCCGCATGTACCGGGCCTGCAACGCCTGCCCCCGCAACGAGAAAGGATAAGCCATGGGCCTGCAACGGTTGGATGAGGCGGCCTTTGCCCGCCGCCTGCAAACCGCGATCACCCTGCGCGGGATGACCATGCCACGGGCGGCACAGGCCTGCGGCATGCCGCTGCCATCGCTTGAATCCTATGTCTACCGCCAAAACCTGCCGGGGGCACGGGCGCTGTTCCAGATCGCGCAGGGCCTGGGGGTTTCGGCCGACTGGCTGCTGTTCGGCGGCCGCGATCCGCAAAGGGCAGCAGCATGACCCTGATCATCGACATCGAGGCCACCGAATTTGGCGCTGACGCGGTTGATGTGTTTCAGGGGCTGGCCGCGTTCGAAGCCTCGGACGAGATGGGCAAGGTCGTTCTCAGCGCCGCTGCCTCGCTGCTGGCGGGTGCAGCCATCAGCCAGGGCCGCGACATCTTTGATCTGATCAACGAATTCGGCGACCTGGTTGAAAGCTTCGAATACGCGCTGCGGACCAAGATGGCCCAGCCGCCCGCCGCATGACCGTTCGGCCGCCCACCACCGACCAGGCGATCCTTCACCGGGCCGGGCGCGCCCTGGGCAAGATCCACGCCTTTGGCACGGTGGCGCGGCTGACCCCTGAAGATATCGAGGCCATGGCGCTGGCGCTTGTCATCCTTGGCCTCGTCACGGTGCCCCTCGGGCATCCCTATCCGCCGCATATCCTGAAACCCCAAGGAAACCACAGATGAACGACCATCCCAACTTCGCGGCGGTGCCCGCTGGCATCGTGCAGATCGACGGCGTCGATCACATGCGCGATGGCCGCGGCGCGCTGATTCCGGTGCGCCTGATCAAGGACACCGACATGCTGATTGATCAGGCGGTGCGCACCATTCTGGGCTATGCGATCCCCCTGTCGGATCAGGTTGGCCGCTTCAAGCAGCACACCTTCGACGACATCGGCGCGCT